CGAAATGCCTCAACGGTCGACACTCGAATCTCGAATACACCATGGGAGGTCACCCTTCCTGGCAAAATCGAGCACTTGACGACATGGCGAGACGTCTTCACGTCCGTTCCGTTGCCGAGTAGAGTGAACATGCGACTCCCGAGTAATTGGGGGCAGCTTGCTAGCTCTGTCGAGATCCTTCTATCTATGCGTAACAACGCACAAAAGTAATGGAGACATCTTATGTCCGCCATCGCGAACGTCGTCGTGGCTGATGCCACACCGACCAACCATACGCTCTACCCGCTTTCGGCGAGTATCGCGTCCTCCAAGTACGCCGACCAGGCGGCCAACATCATGTCCGGTAACCGCACGCTTGAGCTGAAACTCAGCCTCGCGAGCAAGACCCGGGCCACTGATCGTGTGACCGTCCTCTTCGCTTCTCCAAAGGAGCAAGAGGTGGATGGCGTGTGGGGAGTTGCTTCAATCGGCCGGGCCACCCTGGAATATGTTATTCCGGAAGACTGGACCTCGACCGAGCGTAACCACTTCGCGACGGAAGTCGCCTCCTTGGCCGCTAACGCGGTTGTGAAGGCACTCACGAAACGTGACCCTCCTTACTAAGGTGGGATTGTGGTTGGGCAGGATGATACGCGTCAGCGATTTACTGCTGGCGTGTCCTGTCTTTCGTCGTTTGTTTCGGCTTCCTAAGGCCGAGGCAGACTGCGACGCCAGTCTACTATGTCAAGAGGCTAAAGATGAAGCAACACAGTGCCCCGTCAAGCGAGAACGCGAGAACGGCCGATCCCAGGTCGCTAGACCTGGAGATTCAGACCACACTCCGCCTCTGTGAGATCATCGGCTCCTCAAGAGCCGCAGAAGTTACCTCCCTATTGTCGAAAGGCGATTGGGAGGGCTATCTGGACTTGGCAATAAGACCCGACGATTACGTGGATCCAAAGCACTTCGCTGAGGACTATTTAGTATCTCGGGTTTGCGCCAAAAGCCAGAATCTGCCCTTGGATGTTGATCGCGAGGCTGAGGCCCGCCGCAAGTTCTTTGCGGCTGAGCAACGCAATCGTTTAACGAACGATAGGCTCTTCGTCGAAGCTGCACCCGACTGGGTGTACCGCGTAAGCGAGGAGCTACTCCATATCCTTGGTCCGCTTACCCCCGAGGTCCTTAACAGGATTCCCGAGGATGGTGGATTTGGGCCTGGAGCGTGCGTTGGTGTTCGCTCTGAAGAGCTGGTACCGTCTCTAAAATATGACACGGTCCCTGTGATGACGGCTTCGGTGAAGCCCTTCTTCCCCGTCCTAGCAGGTCCATTCGTTATGGACTTCTGGCTGGATGACCGCAAGGTTAAGACAGCGCGGGGGAGTCATCACTTTTGTGTGCCGAAGGACGCGACCGTCGACCGTAATGCCGCTAAAGAGCCTCTCTGGAATACCTATCTCCAGTCTGGCATCGGGCGGCTTATGGAAAGGCGATTGCGCAAATTCGGCGTTGATGTCAGCAACCAGGGGCTTAATCAACTCCTGGCTTCCATGGCAGAGCTTTGTGGTCTAGCGACCATCGATCTCCGTCAGGCGTCCGATTTTATTTGTCGGATGGCTGTCTGGCTACTCCTTTGTGCCAACAAGGACCCACAAGGTCTGCGTTGGTACCATCTGTTGGACACCGCGCGGTCAAAAGCCGTACGGATCCTGGGTGAAGGGGAAAAGACCAAGCACTGGCATAACCTCGAAATGTTTTCAAGCATGGGGAATGGTTTCACCTTCCCTCTAGAATGCTGCATCTTCTTGGCCATTGTCCGAAGCCTGGTCCCGCCAGCAGAACGAGAGCTTACAGCTGTTTATGG